ATGACAAGATTACTATATTCCCTTCGATGTGCCGTTTGCTTTACACGCAAAGCCAAAGTTAGTAACCTAAACCTGCTCACAATCAGTAGCTTCCGTGAAGCGGAATTTAGGCGGTATTTATTGGCCGCACAGGCTGTCTACCCTATGTGGGTATATCTTTTAAACGAGCGCCCGCACATACTTAGTAAATACGCAGAGTTGGTTGTTAACCATGTCGGCTATATGTTATATCGAGTGCAGGAGATCCGCGCCCTTAACCGCTCATTACCACTGCTGCCCCAAAATCAAATTGTTTTCCTGCTGGACACACTTAACGAAATGTACAACAGTCTTATAGAGATAAGTGCGCCGGATGCTGTACAACAGGTATACGATGTGTTGTTAAATACCTCTACAGGGCATGGAACAGTATAATTATACAATCATTTCTAAAATATTTTCAAAATGACAATTGATAACTATTTAAACAAGCCTTTCCGCATAGACGGGCGAAAATTTTATATAGCAGAGGTACACGATCACCTTCGAGTACATAATGGCTACATTCTTTGCAATATTCAGGATGATCATGTGGCTAATGTTAGCCAAATAACAGACCAGGGCTTTGGGTGGTTTACCTATGTATTAGGAGTGGAAGTACAAGGTTTCATCAAATATGTAGATCTGGAACAAAAACTCATCATCAATTAAACACAATATCATGCTAATCTCTATCACCATGTCAATTTTCACTTTCTTCTACGTAGTTGGTCTGGTCATTACCGCTATCGGCGTCTTTCACGAAGAAAACAAAGACGTTTCAGTTTTTAAGAAGATCGCCATTACTATCGGATGGCCTGTATTTCTCTTTGCGGCGATCATTTACCTGTTTAAGGAAGCAATTGAAAAGAGCCTTAACGATAATTCTAAATAAGACCGCGTTCGGCGGGTTACCCGGACAAACCGCCTATGCAGTAACCACTAACAACACCTGCCGGAGGAATCGATTTTATCATTGGTACGGTCGAAGGTACCATACGGACAGGCTCCGGCAGGTTTATTTCTTCATCTTCAAATTTTTAATCAATGGACTACGTAGAAATTCCCGATTACATCACCCTGGGCGTACTTACTATTGCCGTTGTTGCTGTTTGCTTTGTTGGCTTCGCTATAAGCATATCAATAAATACCCTTTATAATCGATTCCGGAAGCCCCCAAAGCGCCGCTATACGCTTCTTCAGATAGACCATATCAGCCGCGTCTATGAGGCGGCAAAGGATGGTATTTACCGTACCGATATGAAGGCAGCACTGGACGGATTGCAGGAGCTGCGGAACATCGCGTGTGAGCAGACAGTACTTAACGATAAGTAAATAGTTTTTTATGGATAAGACAGCATTGTTTTTAAAAGCGGAGGAATATACCAAAGCAAATAATTATTGGGATAGCAATAAAACCACCTTTCAGCATATCCAGGAGGCTTTTATAGCTGGTGCAGATTACAGAGCAAAGGAAGCTGCTTCAGATGCAGAGATAAGACGGCTTAGTGAAGCTCTTGAAGAAACCCGATCAATGTTGATACACGCTTTCGGCCTTTTCGGCGGAGGGGTAAAACTGAATGAAATATTTGATCATTTAAATAAAGCGATCGAACCCAATGTGTAACTGTATAAAAGATATCGAACAGAAAATGCAGGTAATAATGATCGACCAGATTAGCAAAAAAGGAAACAACGTTGTTGTTAGTGAGAAGGCAGAATTTGTTAACAAAGGTCTTTCATTGGGTAGTAATGTTCCTCCAGTGTATTTATACATGCCTGTCGAAGGTAAGTATATGCGGGGGAAACAAAGTAACAGGTGGACCATTAATATAGGACTTCCTTACTGTCCTTTCTGCGGGGAACAGCGGACTGGTAAGGAGGCGGGAAAAGATGAATGGACTTAATTGTAAAGAATCTTGTGAAGCATTTAACTAACCTGTTTTAAACGCAACCGGAAGCGATACCGGAATTTACATGGCACTTGATGCAAAAGCTGTTAAAACAGCACATAAACTACTCTTAAAGATCGGAGGTGTTAATAATTATATCCGTGAGTACCACAAGGATGAAGAGCATCCCTTTAATACAGTTATGGGATATTATCCGCATGGTGGCGGATGGGAGAATGTTTTTATGGACGTGCTTAACATCACCGACGAACAGTTGCAGGAATTTAATGAAGGTAAGAAAGCGGTTCCTAATACGTCTTTTGAGGATGATTTAGGAAAAGGCGTAACCCGGATTGGCTGGTTTTAAAAAGAAAACAGCCGGGTAGACACCCGGCTGCAATCACTTCCAAAACTATGTTTCAATCTTACAAAGGTAGGGCGCTTTCAGAGTTCATATTTACAGGAAACCGTACATCCTATTTAATACCGTTTACAAGGCCGGATACATTGGCAAAGTATTAAACGCATCCGGAAGCGATACCGGGAAATGATATGGAAGAAAGGAAACATAAGCATTTTACAGATCTGGAACGCGCCAGCATTGAAATGACCGGCGAGCAATTTACCGGGTTGCCGATTTTAGATACTGAAGTGAAAGTAAATGGTGCGCCTATTTGCTGGATTACCTGGGCAGATAAAGAAGCGTTTCTTTCTGAACTACAACAGGTCATCGATAAGTATAAAATTTAATCAGGTTGTTATTATGGCATACGAGGGAGAAAAGATCCGGGCGCAGATTAAAGCGATAACGCGCAATTTGGTTGAGTTATCACCGGAGGAACAACAGAAGCTTTCCGACGGCATGCAGAATGTGCCACAGAAGCAGATGCTGGAACAGATCCAGTATTTTGAAAATACCATGCTTCCGAAGATAAAAGAAAAGAGGGGTGAGGACAGCGCGGACTACAAGTTTTATGCTGCTGTCTGTAACAGTCTATTGTGGGCTTGTCTTATTCATGATCGTTATGATGCTTTGCTAACACGCACTGCTTCTTTGCAAATGATGAATGAGTTCTTACGTGAGAGGCTGACGGTGGCGGAGAAAACCCTTGACAGATGGAACGCCGCCGAAGATATAATTATGAATAAAACATTGGGCCAATATGCTGATGTAATAAGTAAGCGGGCCGAAGAACTATTGAAAAACAGATAAGATGGAAGATATTGGTATCGATATATTTGAGTTTGACCCGATGGCGGACTGGACGGTCGAGAAGAAAAATATGTTTGCAAAGCTGGAGGTATGGACTTTCCGGATATTGCAAAAAGGGAAAGATATTACCAGCAATCTCGGGGAGGACTTCTTTGTTATCTACATGACCTATGGTTTGTTCGCTGATAAAGCGCATGAAATTTTCCACAAGGTCTGTTCCCTGGCAAAGGACTATGATTTCAACGTGTGTGAGGATAAATTTCTATGGGCACAAGAGAATAGCAAGTATAAAACACTCTCCAGGCTATCAAAGATCCTTAAATACTACGAGATTGACACCTCTTATGACGATGAGGCGATTGAAGATGCAGAAGCTATTTCCGTCTATCTACCTGCGGGTGTTGATCCTAACTTTGCTTTGGAGCATGGCTTTTACCCTTATGTGAACAAAGGTAAAACCGGTTACTACTTCCGTGCCAGCGAGAAGAACTTTACACAGCAAAGCAATTTTGTTATTACTCCGCTGGTGCATATCATGTCGAAGTCCGATAATAAGCGGATAATAAGGATTGACAACGGGTTTAAATCTGCCGTATTAGACCTTCCGAGCCGCTTTTTAATTAGCCTGGAGCAGTTCTCTGGCGCCGTTGTAGAGGAGGGGAACTTTCTTTTTTATGGTGTTAAGCAGCACCTCATGCGCATAATGAATACCATTATGAGTGAGTTTCCTACATCCTATGAATTGAAAACCCTGGGCTGGCAACCGGAAGGATTTTTCGCATGGAGTAACGCCATATACCGCCCTGGGTATCCACATATTGAACCGTTTGATGAAGTTGGCATCGCTGAGGTAGACGGTACCAACTACTTCAGCCCGTCAGTATCCAGTATTTACAGTGGGCAACGTGCAGATGATGATGAATATGAAAATGACCGCTACCTAAAATTTACTGATTCCGATCTGACGTTTGAGAAATGGGCTGATCTGTTATACAAAGTGTATCCAGATCACGCCATGATGGGCATTTCTTTCGTGCTTATTGGCCTGTTAAAGGAGGTTGTTTTCAAGATCGACAATAACTGTCCACTACTTAGCGCCTATGGTCAAAAAGGGTCAGGTAAAAGCAAATTTGCTGAATCAATATCTGCGGTATTCCTAACGGATTTACTTCCCTTCAACCTTTTTCATGGCACAGACTACGCCTTTTTTAATCGGATTTCCCGGTTTCGTAATTGTGTCACCTGGCTAGATGAGTTCGACGATGCGTTGATAAAAGATGATCGTTTCCAGTCCATAAAAGGCGCTTATGACGGTGCAGGGCGGGAACGCGGTAAGGGAGGAAGCAGGAACAAAACTGAGGTGGCAAAGATAAATAGCGCCCTATTATTGACCGGCCAATATCTGAGTACAAAGGATGATAACGCCGCCTTGACACGCTGTATTATACTTCCTTTTATCCCGAACAACACCAGGACAAAGGATCAGATTTCGGCCTATGAGCAGTTAAAGGCAAGAGAAAAGAAGGGCTTGTCCAGTGTGCTGTTGGATCTTCTTAAACACCGTGCAGAGTTTGAGAAAGAATACGTGAGGACGTTTCCGGAAACGTTTTCTTCACTTCGTGAGCAGATAATTAAAAGATCTGGTATTTACTTAGAGCGTGTACTGCGCAATTATTCAGCGGCAATGAATTGCCTGAAACTTTTATCCAACAAGTTTACCTTACCATTCACATTAGAAGAAGCGGCTGAGACTTGCATCTCGGACATTATAAGGTTTAGTACACTTATATCGGAATCTGATAGCCTCGCTGATTTTTGGAATACGGTATCATACCTACTGGATATTGGGGAAATATCAGAAGGGTTTCACTTCAGGATACATCATGCCGACAGTATCAAGGTGCTGGCAGGCGATGGCGCTACCGAAAAGAAGTTACCGGGTATTACCAAAATACTTTTGTTGCGCATAACGACCATTCATAAACTATATCTGGAAGCCTTCAGGAAGCAGACCGGGAAAACAGGTATTAATCTGCAATCGCTTGAACTATACCTTAATTCTGCAAAGGGCTATATAGGCAAGTGTAATTCACAAAGGTTCACTGATCTGAGCGGCAAAGGGATCGTTACTTCCTGTTACGCTTTTGTATACGACGAACTGGGTGTGTCGTTGGAAAGGGAGCTTCCAGAAGCGGCGGAACAAGACCATTCGGAGGTGCGCGGCTTCCTGGTTGGTAATGTGGAGCATGTTAATATATCAGGGAAAAATATCATGCGATACAAAGTTTTCACTGCTCAAACCTACAAAGAGGGGGGAAAAATGGTCCGTCATGAGACTGAAACCTACATTTCCGACCTAAAACCTACAAACGAAGAAATTGTACTGTCACGGCAGATGCTTTTGATAAAAGGGGTATTAAAAGTTAAAGTGTGGACCGATAAAGAGGGGCACAAACACGAAAAACGCAGTATGGAAGCGCATTCTGTGACATTGTTAGATGATAAACCAACGAGTCCGGAGCCAGTACCTGAAGATGTTCCCTTCTAAAAAGAATGTAACGACTTATGAAGGTACATAATACGGGTAAACTGATACCTACAGACCTACAAGTATATTAATTTATTAAAAATCAAATAATTATATAAAAATACCCTGTAGGTGATTGTAGGTCAGTGTAGGTTTCATGTTGAAATTGTAGGTCGTTGTAGGTCTGTAGGTCTGTAGGTTTTGAAAAACACGATTCCCAAAGTGAAAAACTTTAATTTTTATGGCAGTGATAAGTTTAGAAACTAATTATAATAAGAAATTACAATGTGATACTTTCTGTCACATCTCGCGCTCTCCCTCGCCTGGTACATCAGTGAATTTGGGCCTATCAGAATACACCGTCACCGTAAAGGATAATCCAGATTTAAAGGTCACTGCAGTTTTAGTAGACGTGATTTCCTGTAAGCTGGATGATATACGCGAATACTTTACGCAACTGTCGCATAATATGTCACGGGAATTTTTCCAGCAATGGTGGGCGGAGAAATATCCCGGTAAGACCGATATCACAATCTATTTCTATAAACGCGTTAATTGATTTGAGTATGGGGAAAAATAAAAATAAACCACAGAGGAAGAAACGGGCAGAGAAGCGTTACTGGCGCGTCACGATTCCTACCAAAAAGCATTTAAAGAAATTCATACAATACTACAACGGGGAGCAGCCTTTACTGGATAATAGTACCCAGTTTAAGGCTTTTGCGCTTTCCATGCTTTCATTTAATACTATAAGAGATAAGGCATACAAGCCAAAGAACCTATCCGAAATGGGCCACAATGATACATTAACCATGCTCGTGAGTAACAGAACATTCACCCACATCGGACATACGATCACCTTTGAAAAAGCTATGTATATAAACCGCATGATGGCTTATGAGTTTTCTGTCACGCTTTCTTTGATGATCTCCAACCTGCATTCCGTAAAGAAAATGCCCCTACAGGAGGCGCTGGAGAAATTCTGTGAGGTGTACGGCCTTGAAATCGATGAAGATATCACGATGGATAACCTACTGAAGATTTGGCGGCGGCGTTTAGATAAAATAGAGCCACATTGTGTGCATAAAAATGTCACGGAAAATTTGATCCTACCATTTCCTGCGAGTAACAATTTATTCCCTGGCCTTAAAGTAAATCAGCTCTCCCTGGACTTCTAACCTGTCCTTTCCCGCGGCTGCATATTGGCGCACTTTCGCTAACGATATGCAGAACGTCTATAAACAAGTTTCCCACTTAGATAGGCCAGCAGTGCAAACTGCTGGCCTATGTGAGTTTTATTTTGCCCGTCATGAAGATGTGGTGATGTGGCCGAAGGTTGACCCGCAAACCGGAACGATTACAGATGGTTTGCAGCTGAAAGCGGGTAAAGGCTGGATGAGGTGTCGTGTATTGGAAGCAGACAGGAGTTATAGAGAATTGACGAAAATTGATCCGGCAGGGCCGTACAGTGAAATATCGGTACAAGGGTTTATGCCCGGAGACAGTACCGCTAATTCCCTCACTCTTGCGACAATGGTTTTCGGTCGCTACGTGCTGGTGGTTAAAGAACGTACCGGTATACAACGGCTGTTAGGGAGCGCTGATGTGGGTGTTTCTTATTCGGGTAGCTATGACAGCGAAGATGCAGATGGTACCCGCGGTTGTAAGATGGTGTTTTCCTGGCGCACACCTATTTCCCCCCGTATTTACTTAACCCCTGTTGATGCTGGCAGCCCAGGTACCGGACCTGGTGGCCCCGGAGGCGGCCCGCTTGTGTTGGTTAATGCTGGTCCTGATCAGCTGGAGTTACCCTCCGCAACCAATTCGCTTAACCTTTCGGGCATAGCCCTTTCCACATCTGGCGATATAGAAAGCTATCTGTGGGAAATTGTTTCTGGTCCATCAGGCGCGGTTATTACTAATCCCAATGCAGCCATAACCACCGTTACTGGTGTTAAGCCCGGCGCGTATACCTTCAAACTAACAGCAGTCGACGTTATCGGTACAACGGCTACTGATATGGTGGACTGCTCTATTGCAATACCCTCCGGTGGGGCAATCGTTGTGTTTGCGGGTAGTGATCAGTACTTGAATGCAGGCGTTTCCAAAACAAATTTCTATGCAAACCTTACCATCCCACCGGGTGTAACTGTACAGAGTATTACATGGTCGGTAGTAACGGCTGGCGTATCGGGAATAGCATTTTCCAATATCAATGGCCTAAGTACCGGAGTTACTGGTATCCCTGTTGCGACGGAAACCGCATTACGTACCACATTCCGCTGTACGGTAATAGATAATTCCGGTCGTAGTAGTTCGGATGATATAGTTGTAAGTTCTGCTGCACCTGCCCGGATGTATTCCAGCGGTGGTTACCTGGATAATAAATACGATCCAGCAAATCCCGCTTTACGTGTTTGGGCTTATGAGTGTGAAGGGTACGATCCATTACGCGAAGGTGGATACCCGCTAATTCTGTTTTTCCACGGTGTAGGAGTAAATGGTGATCAAAACGGTGATGATATTAACCAATTGCTGCTGAAGGCTGAAGGGTTGCCGTACTACCTATATAATAAGCTGTTCCCAATGAAATGTAATGTGGTATCAGCACAGTTGCATACAGATTACTGGACATTGGAAACAGCACAAAAGGTGCTTACCTGGGCGATAGGCGCGCTTGCTGTTAACACTAATATGGTTTTTGCTACCGGGCTTTCCAGTGGAGGGGCGGGTACAAACGCGGTGATCCTGGCCAATCCAAACCTACTAGCGGGCGGTATTGCTTCCAATACAACATTTAATGATGTAGCGCTTCCGGGTAACGGTGCTGTGATTAAGAACGTGCCAATGATGTATATACATAGCTGGAATGATACGCGCGTACCTCCAGCATCGGAATACAGTACACTGGATGATCTTGATAGCATACTTGCTGCCGATCCGTTGGGTATTTACCCGCCTCTGATCCTGATGAACTGGACATCAGAACATGATGGCGGAACCTGGAACGATATGTTATACGATAAGCGTTGGGCGCCGTTCGATTTTGAGGAAGATTTTTTTCTATTCCATACAAAAGATCTGGTAGAAACAGCTGGCAATTATGTTGCCCGTGCAGAACGGCTGAAAACTTTCTATGATTACAGCCGCGCACTCCTGATAGTAAACAGGCTTTCATCGGGCGCTCCAAAAACAGCGTTATTAAGCCGCTTAACAGTTGTGAAAAATGCTATGACTACTGATGTTGGCCACCGTATGTTTATGCTGAATCTTGGCAGTAATTCTGTCTTTAACAAGTATAAAATAAACAATGTAGCCAGTTCAGCCAGCGGTACTGTGGTAAGTAACCTCGCTGATATTGACAATTCAGGCAGCGGGATTGGTTTTACGGTTGTGAGCAATGCAGCTGGTCTCGGTGTACCTGGGTTGAAGCATTCCTACATGGGCATGGGGGATGATATGTTTAATTCCTCCTTCATGTACAACGAAGCCAATCCCGCCTCCTGGAAGTTTACGGGGCTTGATCCATCTCTTTATTTCGACGTAAGTCTCTATCATAGCAACGTTTCAAAGCAAATGTATCAGAGCAATAATAAAACGGGTTCCCGTAGCCTGGTGAATGGTCGGAGCATGGCGCAAAGTAAGTATGAATCTTATAACACTATGTTCACGACAGACCATTACAACGTTAAACCCAATGCCAGCGGGGAATTGATTATTGATGTTTCCGCATTAGATAATTTCCAGTTCAATGCAAATCACATTTACCAGGGCAATACCGTGGCTATTTTGCTTCGCCAAAAAACTGCAGTAGCACCTTCCCGCACTAACTTCGATAAATACAATTTTGCTGCCAGCAATGCTGCCGCAGATCCGGACTTTGCCACCATGTTCGGCAATCCATCCGCAGGGGTATTGCGTGTTGCTGATCCTGTTACAGGTCGTACTATCAGTACCGTATCGCCTGCATTATGGGCAAATTTCGGTAGCGCGTCTGGAAACGATAATGAGGCACCGGTGGGCGCTTTTGCAGATGTATTGCCTGCAAAAGTTGCACAATCAGCCATGCTTAACTACAATCAGAACTTCAACAGAGATGCAGAGAATTTCAATTTTGAATGTGAGGGTATGCCAGGTATGGGATATCCGGAGGGACTGTACATAATTACAATTTACTGTTCAACCAGCGCCGATTTTTCACCTACCCGCGTTGTGTGCAAAATGGGTAGCAGTAACGGTTTAGAAGATAATACCATTGTAACAAAGAATAACATGGTCAATCGCCTTCAGTACAAAGGCTATCTGAAAGATGGCGAAACCATCCGGGGAGGTATTTACATGCCCAATAATGTTTGGGGCGTGGCATTTTTAAACGCAATCACCGTAGAAAAAGTAGGATAATGTTTATAACCATTTTAGAAGCAGGTAGCCTGGAAACTTTTTTACCAGACCTCGGAGAAAAATTAACCCTGGTAGCCTGCCTGGCTTTTTTCCTATACTATTTTATGAAAGAACTGAAACAGGTCCGGGAGGCGCAGGAGAAGCAGCGACAGGACTATGACGCCCGCTTCCAAACCATGTTTGAACGTGTTGCGGAAATGGAGCGAAAAAGCATGGAGGCGCTAAATAATGTGAGCAGTAGCAATGAACGACTTGCAGATGCAGTCGTAGAATTAAAAAACCAATTAAAACACACGACCCGATGAAATTTCAAATTGAACGGTTTGTTATTATTTTCCTTCTCATCGTAATTACCGGGCTTTCACTGCGATCCTGCCTGCGTAAAGAAAAGGAGAATATTGTACTGAAAGAAGCAGTTCAGATAAAGGAAGATAGCACCTCTTTCTGGAAGGACAGCCTGGGAAGGATTCACGCGCAGAAAAGACTGATAGAAGCTGATTTGAGCAGCCTGCGGACAGTATATCGGGATAGGATTGACAGCATCACCGCTGCTTTACAGATTAAATCCGGTGATCTACAGGCGGCGTTGACAGCTCGCACTGTTAGCCAGGGGACGGTTAAACCTATTGTAGACACCATCCGGCAGGATTCTGTCACGAAATATAAGTTTCATTTCGCTGATACCTGGCTAACACTTGACGGGCTTATATCCTCGGAACCTTCTATTTCTTACAGGTTTACGGATTCGCTTGTGTTTACAACCTACAAAAAGCGCCGTAACCTTTTGCGTAGCGATGTTTACGTAGATGGTTATTCTTTAAATCCAAACGTCAGGCTTCAGAATATTACCGGTATTCGGGTCGGAACCGTGCCTGCCGGACGGTTTGGTATTGGGCCATATTTCGGGTATGGCTTTACAGGTAACGGCATCGGGCCATCGGTTGGAATATCTTTTCACTACTCCTTAATTCGTTTTTGATTCAGGCCACAAAACACGCCTAACCCAAAGAAGGCGCAATGATCGTCATTCTTGTCACCAAAAATCAGTATTAAAAATATGAGAGAGATTAAACACATTGTGCTGCATTGCAGCGCGACACAGCCTACCGCTACAGTTGAATCTATGATACGGTACTGGCGTGATGTTGAACATTGGAAAAATCCCGGTTATCATTTTGTTGTTGAGGCAAACGGTAATGTAAGAAGCCTCCAGCCAGTGGAGAAGCCGTCTAACGGAGTATCAGGATATAATGCAAACAGTATACACGTTTGTTATATTGGCGGAATTGATAAAGATGGCAAGCCCGCCGACACGCGAACAACCGAACAGCTTGCTACTCTGAAAGAAATCGTTGTTAAACTACATCGTCAATACCCTTCAGCGGCGATTAAAGGTCATCGGGACTTTTCCCCTGATACTAATCATAACGGCAAGGTCGACAAGTGGGAATGGATAAAGACCTGTCCATGCTTTGATGTTACCGCATGGTTAAAGGAAGAAAACGTCTTTTAACCCTCGTTGATGAAGTGATTGAATAATTGCTTAAATTAGGGATGATACTTACAAGGTTAAGCTATGGAAGCATTTTCTATCACGGTTTTAGGGAGCGAATATGAGGTTTATCCGCGCGAGTGTGGAGATATTATTCAGTATGTAATACAAGTCAATGGCCAGGATGTTATTTTCCAGGCAAATGCTGCGGGCGATCTCGTAACAGCTGAGGAAGCGGAACCTTTGGAAATATTGGCTCAAGTTGGTAATGCCATTGAATCACATTTTCTTTGAAATACTAAAAAAATTAGTATTTTTGTCACAGACATATAATGAATGCCCTTAGAGATTGTTTTGCATTGAGCATTTCTAGGGGCTTTTTTATGTCTTATATTACTAAATATTTTAGTATTTAAACGATGGTATATGATAGCAATGAAGTTGGCAACAAGTGGTTTAGTCATGCCGTTTTTCACGGCAACCATTCCTGCAGGCTTTCCAAGTCCTGCCCAAGATTATAGTGAAGAAGAAATTGATCTTAGTAAAATCTTACAACCTAATCCGACCACGACTTTCATAATACGAGTAAAAGGGAATAGCATGGAACAGGCGAACATGCCTGATGGCTGCCTCGTTGTAGTGGATCGTTCCCAAAAAGCTCAGAGTGGCAGTATAGTTGTGGCCATATTGGACGGAGAGTTTACAATTAAGCGTTTAGTTAAGGCTGGCCGCAATTGGGTACTGCACCCTGAAAATCCATTTTATAAGCCTATTGTAATTCAGGAGGATGCGGACTTCCAGGTGTGGGGTGTCGTTACTAACATCGTAATCTCAACAAAATGATAGCGCTTGTCGATTGCAACAATTTTTACGCATCCTGCGAAAAACTGTTTCAACCTGCTTTAAAGGGAGTGCCAATAGTAGTGCTATCTAATAATGATGGCTGTGTAATTGCGCGCAACGATGAAGCAAAGGACATTGGAATAAAGATGGGAGTACCGGCATTCTTAATACGGGGTCAAATTATGAGTCACCGTGTTTCAGTATTTTCCAGCAATTATACACTGTATGGGTCGCTTTCTAACCGTGTCATGGCTGTATTGCAGGCTAATTGTGAATTGATAGAGCAGTACAGTATTGATGAAGCCTTTCTTTTTCTCGGAGATTTGCAACACGTAGATCTTGAAAAATATGCCTTCGACTTGCGGGCTAAGGTTAACGACGTTGGGATTCCTGTCACAATTGGTATTGCACCAAGTAAAACACTGGCAAAGATGGCAAACCGTTTTGCAAAAAAAACGAAGAAGGACGTCGGCATTCATATATTGGATAGCAATGATAAGATTAATGAGGTTTTGCGCTTTACCCAAGTAGCGGACATTTGGGGTGTTGGGAAACAGTATGCGTCTGTGTTAGAGGCGCACGGATTTAATACTGCCTATGATCTGTCATTAGCTCCGCAGGAATGGATCAGAAAAGAAATGTCAGTGGTTGGTCAGCGTCTTTGGAATGAGTTGCACGGCATGTCCTGTATCGCAATTGAAGATGAGCCACCAGCAAAAAAGAACATATGTGTCGCTAGATCTTTTGGGCATTTACTTTCAGAGAAAGGCGATGTTCGGGAGGCGCTTGCCAACTATACAGCCATTGCCGCAGCTAAACTCCGGAAGCAGGCTAGTTGTGTCACGGTTTTACAAGTGTTCTTACAAACTAACGTATTCCGGGAGCAAGATCGGCAATATTATCGATCCACTACCGTACAGCTGCCTGTTGCAAGTAATAGTACAAAAGAGTTATTACACTATTCGGGAATTGCTTTAGATCGCATCTGGCAGGATGGTTATAATTTTAAAAAGGTCGGTATTTTGTTGCTGGATCTTATCCCAGCAAATCAAATTCAATATGGCATCTTCGATCAACTTGATCGTATGAAAGATAACCGGTTATCTAAGGCAATAGATTCAATTAATGGCCATTGGGGAGGCAAAGAATTAGTTAAATTTGCGGTACAGGGCTACGATAGGAAATGGAAATTAAGACAGGAAAAGCTATCACCCTGTTATACAACACGGTTTTCTGACATACTCACGATAAAAATATAGTCATGCATAACCCTCTTGCACTTTTCACCCAGGAAGTTCTGGATGCGCTTTTGGCTCATGGCTTTACGATATTTGTAAGGCAATCATATTCGAGGGGCAAAGATCATTTTGATTCCGATATAAAGGAGGCATTTTTATTCACCGCTTACAAAGACATAGGGGAAGCCAATCAACATTTTCAATACATCCGCTATGATGGAAGAAAGTATATCTACCAGGTCCAGCGTCCAGAGGAATATGAAAGGCTAAAGATTGCAGCAGGTCAGCCAGCAGGGTACAGAAATTATGTCGATAAACTCGCCGCAAAAGAGTGGCGACCATCAGCTCAAATGGGGACTAAGATAGGAAACTATATTCGCGCCTATACAAAGTGGAAGGCCAGGGATAGCTCTATTTCAGCTAATTTATTTTTACACTACGGCGAGTTAATGCTCAGACTATCCAATGGAAATGACGAAATAAAAGTCAAGCTAAGTGACGTCGAGAGGCTCTAAATCATAAAAAAAATCGGTAAATTATATTATAATTCATGAGCTATGTGTTATGATATTTCTTTTGCTTCCGATATTGAGAGCATACACGATATTTTGCCAGCGATTCAGATTCAGGGCGAGTTGCGATTTGATCCAACCTTTCATAAGTTGGGAATGTCATTCCCAACATGGCCGATCGTTGTGAATAAAAACAACCGCTTGGAACTTCATCCTTTTGTTTGGGGACCGATTCCGAAAATGTTGAATACACCTGATAAGGTAAAGAAACAACGGCAGATGTTTTTGAACGCGCGAAGTGAAAAAATTTTGGAACCAAAGACAATGTGGACTGCTATCCGGCACCAGCGTTGCCTGGTACCGGTAACAGGATTTTATGAATACAGGGAGATACCCGGACAAAAGAATAAGCAAGCCTATTTTATACGGATAAAAGGACAGAAGATTTTCTTTATTGCAGGATTATGGACATTGTCCAATAGTTGGGATGTAGATAAACCGGACAAAATCCCAACATTCACTATTGTCACCAGGGAGGCTAATTCAGTCATGAAACAAATTCACAATGGAGGCGCGAACGCTGGTCGAATGCCAATGATGCTAACAAATGAATTAGCGGAAGAGTGGGTGAAACCTGAATTAGATGATAGCCAAATTAAGGAGATTTTGAGCTTTTCGTTACCATCGGTTGACCTTGAATATTGGGCGGTGAACTCTGTGCGGAAAGCACATCTGGATGATGAAAGTGTAATAGCGCATGTTGATGAAATTGGAATACCACCGATTGAAGTATGATATTATCGATTGATTAAGCCGCAAATATTTCAATGGAATTTCACATACGCAGATACAATGCGTTTAGGTCGAATAGTTTTATCATGTAACAAAGTATCAATTTATGGAGTAGTTCAATAAAATTTACGTCATTAAGTTTTATTTAAAATCCGCTCTAGTAGCGGATTTTTTATTGATCTACCCACCATTTATGAAAGGGAACAAGCAATCAGGAAAATAATTAACAACCCTTTTATAATGGAATTAAACAAAATTTATAACGAAGATTGCCTCTCCGGAATGAAGCGTATTCCGGATAACAGTATTGATCTGATTGTAACAGATCCACCCTACTTTCAGGGGCTCACGCACAACGGGCAAAAAGGATCATTTGTAGATCTTGCCGTATCTCGGCCTTTCTTTGAGGCGCTGTTTCAGGAATATAAACGGGTATTAAAACCCGATGCCTGCGTTTTCTTTTTCTGCGATTGGAGGGGATATGCGTTTTACTACCCAATATTTGACGCTATCCTGGGAGCCAGTAACCTTTTGGTATGGGATAAGATCAGCGCACCAGGTAGTAAATACAGCTACTCCCATGAGTTACTTATATTTCATGCTCCGGTGAGCGTAAACAAAGGTGGCTCATCTATCTTCCGTGTGCCAGGCTTTAGCAGCGGTGCAAAGAAGATCGAAGGGGAAAAAGTTCATCCGACACAGAAGCCGCTGGCACTTATAAAACAACTTGTGGCCGATCATTCGAAAGTAGGGGATTTGGTGCTGGATACCTTTATGGGTAGCGGCACAACAGCAATAGCTTGTAGAGAATTGGGCCGCAATTTTATCGGGTACGAATTGGATATTAAGAATTTTAGTATTGCGCAGAAACGCGTATTTAATGCGTAAAAAAGCCGCCCGGAACACAACGTTCCGGGCGGCTTCTATATAAAAGGAAACAAGCCTAAAGTTTGTACTCAGGTAGAAGTGCTGAAATGTCCACCCCGAGGGCGTTTGCAATTTTGTAAAGGGATATTATTGTCACGTTTATTTTCCCTTTTTCAATCTTGGAGATATGCGCGTTGTCGGAATCAATTTCGTCGGCGAGCGCACGCAGCGTAATACCCCTTTCATTACGTAAAGCAGCAATTCGATTCCCAATCTCAACTAATATTATATTATCTGCATTTTTTGCCATCCACCGCAAAGTGGGGATATTAAATATAAATCTTGCTGTGTTTTAGCACTGCAATTGATTTTTTCATTATTTTAGGGTAAGTCAAGCTCTTATATAAATAATTACTAATTTGCAGCTTCAAAGAAATTGAGGCATTTGCTTATCTATGGTCCTGGGTCTGGAAAACTTTTAGGGATACCATCAGAGACGGCAGTGTCCACGCTACAGCGTGGGCGCTCGCTTCCGTCTTCCCGGTATTCCAGACCCAGGGGCGGTAAGTAGAGGCCCGCGCTTTTTTGTCGCGCCTCAATAAACCCTTATGTTTCGTTTACTTAACCTCGTTTTTACCACCAAAGCATCCCTACTCAGGCAACTTAAAGAAAAAGAAAAGCTTATACGTTTTAATACCCGGTTTATTCGTTCCTGGGCGCATGATCAGGGTACTGCTATAAATGCCATCAATGCCGCAGTTCATTTTATGGAAGATAGAGGCACTGTTACACAAAGTGATTTAGACTTATTAAACACCGGAATCCAGTTATTGAAGGATGGATCTAGCAACCTGATAGATCTTCTGAAGGACAAACCCACAATCAAAAATCAGTTTGTTGATCTGGTAGAAATATTAGAGAATGTTATTCGGCTTTATACCGGATTAGCTAGGTTTAATCATGTCATTATCGTTTTGCAACTGGAGGGTAGCGCGCCAGTAAATATTTATAGCGATGGGTTAATTATTCAACGAATATTGGGCAACCTCCTGTCAAATGCTATTAAGTTTTCGCCACCAGGTGAAAAAATTATTGTCCGGGTTTACGGGGAACACAAGTACCTATTCTTTCAGGTTGAAGATAAAGGGCCAGGAATACCTCCCGCCAGACACAGGGAAATTTTCCGTCCATATGTTAAACTTGATGAAAATAAACTTGGTACCGGTTTAGGACTTTCAATCTGTAGGCAATTTTCGCAGTTGCTTGGTGGTGATATTGCCGTTCAAAGCACTGACAAGGGTAGTATTTTCTCATTTAAAATAAAGGCAGTAAATGTATAAGCTAATCTTTTTTGCACCGAATGGAAAATTGGTATACGTTCCCTGTACGTCATTGGAAGAAGCACGGGAGGGAAAACCCTATTTACCAAAAGACAGTTATTTTGGCATTGCTATTCCATCCGGCGAAGTTATCGAACCAGCACCAGAGTATGACCACCCTATTCTCATCATAAACCATTTAAAAAAATTAGTTGAACCTACAAAATAGTACAATAAGGATCGTCGCTTAAAGTGTTTGCCCTGTCCTTTTTCCCGTGATGCTCTCGCGGCACTTTTGTGCCATGACGAGCAATTTTCATATTCTATCAGCTATATTGAATGGTCCGTGGTTAGTTAGCCCGGATTACGCCCAGGCGATGTTGCCGTGGATCGCCAGTTTGTATTCCGGTGCTGGATCTGTCGCCGCTGTTCCCCGTTCCGGTTATTCAAGTGAACGTCCTTTTATCGTTGCGCCGCGAACAGGCAAGCGATACGAATGGAACGATACACCACCGGAAGGATCGGTTGCGGTTATTCCTATTACCGGACCGATCACCAAATATAACGGTGGTTGCGGTGAGCCAGGGTCTATCCAGCGGCAATCGCTAGTGGCAGAAGTAGATGCACGCTCCGAGATAGCGGGTGCGCTCTATTTGTATGATACCCCCGGTGGCCAGGTAAGCGGCACTTCATCTCTGGCAAATGCAATCCGCAATGCAAAAAAACAATCAGTAGCATACGTAGACGACGGCATCGCCGCAAGTGCTGGTATGTGGTTTTTGTCGGCATCGACAGAGGCTTATGTTAGTCAAAAAACTGATCAGGTAGGCAGCATTGGCGCCTACACTTCCCTTGTAAATTTTTCCGGATACTTTGAAAAATTGGGCATTAAAGTCCAGGAGATTTATGCCCCACAGTCCACCGATAAAAACGGTAGCTATCGCGCAGCTGTTGAAGGCAATGAGGATCTTATCAAACAGGATCTAAGTGTCGTTGTTGACAGCTTTATCAATTTCGTAGCTGACCGCTCACCCCGCGCCCGTGCAGCCATTGACAAATGGAGCACTGGCAAAATGTTCCATGCAGCCGATGCTAAAAAGTATGGCCTGCATGATGGCGTACTTCCTATGCGAGGCGCCCTACAACGCGTCGTGACCCTCAATAAGTCGACTACTCCCTCCAGTTCATCAAACACAAAACATACAACTATGGCATTTGAACAAACACTTTCCGCCGCCCAGGCAGAAGAATTTGAAGTGGTGGAGGGAGGATTCCTTGCCACCGAAGATCAGCTTAACAATGTGGAAGCCCACATTACAGGGTTGCAAACCCAATTAGCAACAAGCCAGGATACTGTAACAGCACAAGGCCAACAGATCCAGCAGCTACAGTCGGCAGCTACAACTTCAGCGGCCACTATCCAGCGCCTGCAAACAGAGTTGAAAAATAAAGGCAAACGGGATGCTGTCACCTTCACTAATCCCGAATTGGGGGCTGAGGACGATGCTGAAGCAAAGGAAGATCCCTATGCAGAATTGCGTAAAGCTGCATTTCCTAACTGGCAAGGCTAAACACAACGACCGTAACAATTAACTCATAAAAAAAACAGCAAATGTCCGCATTTAATACAACTGCACTGGCAGCGTTACTCGGCGCTTATTGCCGTGATAACAAAGAAGAATTATACACCCGCATCGTGTTGGGTCTTTTCGATGATGTACCCTGGATGAAAAATAATGTGGCAGGGCATGGTATCCTGGATCGTTTCACCTTCCTGGAAGGTGTTACCGATGAAGTTCCGCTGCCGCGTATGGACGTATCCGATATTGTAAAGCCCGGCCACCAACCAGGTGATCCCACCTTTACGCCTTCCGTAGGTAAAATCAAGTTTGCTGCCCGGATGTTAAAAGTCCGGGATTGGTCAGTGGATTTGAAGCTGGACCCTAAGTATCTGGAAAAAACATGGCTGGCCATGAATAAGCAAAAGGGCAGCTGGGCAGGTAAGTTTACCAAAGCGCCAGCATTTGGCAACATTCAGCCTGAAGAATTTATGATCATGGCTGTAGTAAAAGCGGCACACCGCGATATCCGCATGAAGTCACTTTTTGGCGGTGTGTACAATGCCGCCGGAACAGCTCCTGCTGATGTTGTTGATGGATGGCTGAAGCTCGTCGCGGATGCTATCACCGCCGCTGAGTTGGTACCAATTGTTACTGGAGCTATCACTTCAGTAAATGTGGAGGACAAGCTGCTGACGGTCTATGATGGCCTGACCGAGGAGTTTAAAGCAGATGAAACGCAGATGTTGGTGAACACTACCATTTTTGACTGGTACGCCCGTAAAAACAAACCCACGATTGTAAAAGATTCCGGTATTCCAGGCCAGCAGCCAGGTATGGGCAGAATGTATCTGTACGGTACCAACTGCGAGCTGAAACGTGAACCTGGCCTCGGTGCATCTCAACGGGTTATCTGTACGCCACCATCCAATATGGTTTTCGGGATGGATAGCCGCGAAGAGTATACCAACGTAGAGGTTGAGAAGTTTGAACGCACCATTAAACTGATGATGGATGGTAAGCTCGGCCTAAACTTCCGCGATGTTGGCGACGGTACCGCAAATTACCGCCCACTGGCAGTAAACGATGCTGCATAACAATGTCCCTCACACCGGTGGGGGACTTCTTTACATTTTAAAACTTCTTAAACACTAAAATACTATGGAAGGGAAAGAATTAACGCTCGAAGACCTGGCAGCGCAGCTGCAGGAACTTAAATCTGGTAAAACAGCTGCTGACGGGTTGCTTGCATTATTTCAGGAACAGAATGACCAACTGAAAAAACAGAATGAAAACCTGGCAATCCAAAACGATGGGCTGAAAAAGGCGATTGATAAACTGGTAACCAACAGGTCGGCTGGCTCAATTACGACCGATGCACCAGCATTACCCAAAATTCCTGATAACCCAATCTTTAAGTTGGATAAAAGCAAGTATCAAATTTTGGTTCCTGCCTGCCATATTCCTGGCATTGGATACCGCACTGCGGAGGACATTTTGATGGATGAGGAAGCGCAAAGAGCGCTCATCGAGATGGGATCATTTGCTGTTAAGAAGATTTCCTAACAGTTATCTGTCACCATTTTTAACCCACTTTTTTTAAACATTCAATTTTCAATCATGGCTGTATCACGATATACATCGATCACGAGGGCCGACGTTAAAAATACCATGCCTGGTTATACCAATCAGGCGTGGCTCGCGCCAAAGAGTGCCTTCACTCTCTTACAGGAACCCGCGCCAGCGGCAGGTGCTGCTTTGGGGGAAGAAGTTACGATTAAGGTTGCTCATACCTTTCCAGTAGGAGAGGGCTTTATTCAGGTTTATTGCGCACCTAAAAGCGTTGAGGCGCCAGCTACATTAATAGGTGCTGATGGCTCCAAGCGGTTTAAATGGGAACCGAAAATCCTGCTACTCGGTGACAGCGCCGCACTGCTGGCCCAAATCCTTTTACTGGCGAATGATGATTTAATCTTATTGCTTAAAGATGCCACCTGTCCGGGCGGGCAGATTTTGCAATTCGGATGTTCCTGCACCCCTTCACAGGTGAGCGCGGGTACCTTCACCAGTAGTAATACGGGTGATGAGACTGGCCAAAAAGGCTATGCCCTAACACTCACATCGTACTGCAAATACTTCTATAACTCAACTATCGCAGAGAAGCCTGCTGCCTAATTTTCACCTCTAAAACTGTATCCATAACATGGAATTTAAAAACGAAGAAACACGAAAGCTGTTTACACCCACGGGTGATAAGGACCAAAGGGTACTCCAGCCTGCGTCAGAAAAGCATGGTGAATATGATGGGCCTTTGTCGCTTGTTACTCCGGAAGTAGCGCAAAGTATGTATTCACAGGGGTGCAACCTTTTAACCCGTGTGGCAGCACCCACTGGAAAACAGTCAGGTAACGACAAAGGTTAACGTAGCCCTGTTTTATAACATAAGCCCGCCGCCGCTTGCCAGGTGACGGGCTTTTTTAATTCACACACTTATGGGATTTGAACGAATTAATGAGACTATAAAAAATTGGGGTCAGCAAGCCTTGCGTAAGGCAAAAACTGAAGGCCGATCAAAAGGTATCCGGCATAGGTCCGGCTCCCCGTCTGAATCTGATAGCCTGGAGGCTATGACGATCAGTTATAAAAAACGTGCTGCCGATATGATAACTGCCATTGTGTTTAACCTACGGCGCTCAATGTTCTATGTGCGTGCGGGCGCCGGGCGGGGGTATGGTGGCGCAAAGGGCAGCAACTGGACAAATGCTGAGGGAGAGCGTAAACGCACCGATCCAACCAGTTTAGGAAAAGCTGGAATCAGTCCGCGAGCTGAAAAAGACTTTCTGAAAGATGCGGCTGAAACAAGCCAGTCGCTGATAGATCAGGTCGCCCTGCAGACGATGGATGAAATTTTTAACCAGGCATTTAATAGCGATTAACAATGGCAACAGCACAGAGCAGGCGGTATACCATCTATATTGATAATACGGAAGCACAGCGCAATCTTTCCACCATGCGGGATCGTGCCAGAGATTTGGCCGCTGAAATATCCAGAGTACAGGCTGCGGGCGGAAATGCTACGCGGCAAATCCAACAACTGGCCGCTACTAATCAAAACATTCATGCGCTGGAGACTTCTATCAGTCAGGGGGTTACCCGGTCATTCAGGGATTTGCAAAACGAAGTACGTCGTTTTGAAAATCTTTTACACAGGGCGACCGACCCGGCGCAGATAGAACAGTTAAGCGACCAGCTGGACGCTGCACGGCGCAATATGTTGCGATACCAGGCAGAGGTATTAGGTGTGGAAAGGGCACAGCGACAGCTCAACGGGCAGAATCGCACGATGGGTCAGTTTATGACCTCATTCCTTGCATCGTTTGCAGGGAATGTCGTCGCTACTTTTTTTACCAGGGCTGCGGATGCAGTAACGGAGTTTATCGGGCAGATTGGTCCAGCAATAAGTGAGTATCAAAAGTTTATGGCGGTCCTGAAGGTTGGCCTGGGTAATGACCTTGCAGCAAAGGCCGCCATAAGCCAATTAACAAATTTTTCTTCCAATACGCCATTGGAACTGAATGAGGTAACAGAGAGCTTTATTAAACTGGTTAATCGTGGCTTTAAGCCTACCAACGAAGAATTAACAAAGCTCGGTGATCTTGCATATAGTCAGGGGAAAAGTCTTGATCAGCTGGTGGAGGCGTTGCTTGATGCCCAAAGCGGAGAGTATGAGCGATTAAAGGAATTTGGTATCCGCGCGTCAAAGGCCAATGGAGAAGTAACACTGGCATTTAAAGGGCAAACCGTTACTGTAAAGGAGAATGAGAAGGCTGTAAGGGATGTAATATTGGCGTATGGTGCAATGGAAGGAGTTGCAGGAACAATGATCGGTGTCAGTAAGACGATGGATGGTGTGAACTCTAATATGAGTGATACAATTAAACAGCTGGCAACTAATATTGGGCGTTTCCTGGCGCCTGCATGGCTCTCTGCAAAATCCGCACTTACCAGTTTTATTGCCTCACTTGTTGAACTTACAAAGCCCCGCGGACTTGATGAAATCAGCATCGAAATGGTAGAGTTAAACCGCACTATCCAAAGCCTTGAAAGCGGTATGGTACCTCTCCTTAATCGTTACGACGAACTCACAGCCAAAGCAACGAAGCTGGGGGGAGAAACAAAACTATCAAAGAAGGAACAATCGGAATTAAAGACCATTATCGACAGCATTACTCAGCAGATGCCCAGCGCCACTACCGAATTTGATAATTATGGTAACGCTATCAAAATTTCTACAGATCGCGTCAGGGAACATATTGCCGCAGAGAAGGAGCGGTTAAAAATCATCAATAAAGATCGCATAGAGGCCACCAAGAAATCAATTGCAGAAAATGAGAAAGAACTGGCATCTATGCAGGATCGTATTGATCAGATTAATAAAACGGGTACGTTTACTACAACATCACTATCAGTAGGTCTCGGTGGTACGCCTTCAGTAAGTCAATATAAAGCAACCGTAGATGAAGTGAATAAAGTGATTGCCAGATTTAAGGAGCTAAGAGGCCAGCAAATGGGGCTTAATCGACAGCTGGAACTGGACACCGGGGAGTATCTAAAGGAACAAACGAAGCTGATTGATGGAGATAAGAAAGTGGTCGAATCTGCCACCACTACTGATAAAAAGTTGGATGAGGGGCGCAAACGCGCAGTTCAGCAGCTGGAAGAATACGTTAACAAGGTTACCGGGCAAAAGCTCTCCGGATACGAACGGGAAATCTTTGAATCGGAAACCCGCTATAAGCAGCTGTGGGACCAGCTGGTGAAATATGGTGTTGATACAAAAAAACTCGATGAAACACAGCTGCAGGAGCGCTCCCTGATTTATCAAAAACACTTTGCGGATCTGGCATCGCAGTATGGCAGAAGCCGTGATCTGTTGTCAGAAACACCTCAATCCAGGATTAAGAAAGGGCAGGCCGATACGACGGCACGTTTGATGGCTGACATTGACAAATTTGCAAAGGACAACGCCCGCAGGAACCAGGATGATATAGCTGCTGCGGAACTGGCTGCAATGAATGCCCGCGGCAGAAAGCAGTATGAAGCCCGTAAAGCCTTACTGGCATTGCAGCGCAAACAGGAACTGGACAACGTTAACCTAACAGGGAATGAGCGGGCTAAAATAGATGCAGATTATCAGCAAAAGGATTGGGATGCCACGACGGACTACTATGCTCAAAAAGTTGATCAATACACCCAATACCTAAGCAGTGTATTATCTGTTTATGAGCAATGGTCCAGCCTTCAAAAGATGAGGGAGGACACGGAACTAGCCGCCGATAAGGAGCTAAACGATAAGAAGAAGCAGGAATATAAACGGCAGCTGGACGCCAAGATTATATCACAAGAGGACTATGCCCGAAAAGTAGAGGCGCTGGATAACGCGCAGCAGGCAAAGGAACGCGCCCTTAAAAAGAAACAATTTGAGCGAGAGAAAGTAGCCAATATCACAAAAGCGATAATGGGAACTGCGCAGGCGGTTGTTCAAATGTTAACCGCTGGGCCTATCATTGGCCAGATACTGGCTGCTGCAGCTGCAGCAATGGGTGCGGCCCAAATTGGGATTATTGCCGCGCAGAAGGCCCCTGAATATGGCAAGGGCGGAAAACTGGTTGGGCCAGGGCATGACAGTCCCTCAAATGGCCTTCCTGTTTATAACCCCGAAACCGGGCGACCGGTTGCTTATGTGGAAGGCGGCGAGGGAATTGTAAAGCGTTCGGCAATGACTGATAAGACACAATATACTGCTACCGGTACACCCTCACAGATAGCCAGCGCCTTAAATAGTATGCACGGAGGTGTTAATTGGGAAAGTGGTGCTCGTGTGAAACCGGCATGGATGAGTTATACACCAAAGCCGGTCAATTTCGGAGCGGTAAACTCGACGATATCTAACTTACGGGCTTATGCAGCTGGTGGCGTATTTGGTTGGGATACCAGGCAACAGACCCGGTCTACTGATAGCCAGGTGTTAAGTATGGATCCGCAGCTGCAGGCGTTGCTCACGCAAAACATGCAGATGCTTATGCAACTTAATCAACAGTTAGCCAGTGGAATTACGGCGATTGCTTCTGTGAATCAGATAAATACCGAACAACAGCGGCTGGAAACAATCCGTAGCAATTCAACATTTCAGCCATAGCCTGTCCTTTATTGCCCGGTATTTACCGGGCATTTTTGTGCCATGACAGAAAGTATCACCATTAAACAAATGCTGGATGATATGGGTAAGGGGCGCCCGTTTTCCCTAACGTACGTAACAGCCGATACGACGAAAGGCACTGGTGGCAAGTTAGTAAAAGTTGCCAGTGCTATTCTTTCCGGTTACAATTTAGCCGACGGTGCGCGGGTAACCGCCAGCGTTATGAACAAAGCAGCTCTTACAGGCAGGTCCAGTAAAAAGCCGAACCACAGCACCCATTTTACCCGCAACATTTTATTAAAAGACAGCACACTCCGGAAGGTGCATATTGATCTCGTAACTGAATACAACGGAAAAAAAGTTTTATGAAAGTATTCTCAAACGCAAGCACGGCTGTATTACGCAGCTCCGGTGCTGTTGTAGCTATAAAAACAAGTTCCGTAAAGAAATTTACCGAACCTGCTGCGAAAGATAAAAACAGCGGTGGCAAACAATGGGCAAGCTGGGGCGCGAGTAACCGCCGTCCCTCAGAGTATGCAGCATATTTCAGAAATACCGGTGTTTTAAGCGGGGGCGTTGATATTATAGCCCGAATTGCGATGGGCCAGGGCGTGTTACCAATGCAGGTAGTTTCCAGAGATGACGAAGGCAAAGAAGTACTTAAAACCGTAGATGATACGGAAATCACTACCTGGTTAACCAATAATAATATTGGGGCATTCTGTTATGCAACCATTATGGATGTAATTAAAACCGGGCATTGCTTTAGCCAGGCCGTTACAAATGGTGATCGAAGTAAAGTTAACCGCCTGAAAAGAACGGATCCGGCAAAATGCCGATTTGGTAGATACAATACTGATGGAAGGATTGAACATCTTTACATGAGTAACCGCTGGGGAGCGGGCGCCACTTCTTGGGATGATAATATTGTAAAACGGATTCCGTTGCTGGATCGTGACGCTCCGTTGCTGGATTTATTGGCGGATGACGGTAGTTTAAAAACGATACCTGTTGAATTTGCCATCAGTAGCAACTATCCCTTATTTGATACGGATTATTATGTGGATGCGCCGTGGTGGTCGGGGCGCCAGTGGGCAGACATAGCCATGAAAGTACCGGAGATGAAGGCAGTAATGTTTAACAATCAAATGACCATTAAGTATTTTATCACGATAGACAACCAGTACTGGTCTACCCGGTGGCCCGGATGGGGCGGTTTTACAGATGCGCAAAAAACCGCCTACAGGAAGCAGGCCATGAGAGAACTGGATGATTTTCTGTCCGGCAATCAAAACGCATATAAAAGCCTTATCAGCGGTAGTCGTTCTGTTCCGGACAGCGATAAAACGATTCCGTTTATTCAGGTTACGGCGCTGGATGATAAAATAAAGGATGGTAAGTTACTCCCTGATTCAGCCGCTGCCAATTCGGAGCTGTTGTTTACGTTGATTCTTAACCCTTCCCTTTTGGGCGTTGACATGCCCGGTGGCATGTACTCCGGTGGTAAGGGTGGCTCCAATATCCGGGAGGCATTTTTAGCGCAGCTGCTAATCCGGGAACTGGAACGCAGTTTTGTAGTTAAGCCGCTGATGGTGGTTGCGACGATTAACGGCTGGGTGGAGAGGTACCCTGGCTTAACCTTCCGTTTCCCAAATCATTATCTCACCACATTGGACAGCGGCAAAAACGCTGAACCTATAAACGCTTAACTGATGGCACTTTTACGCACGATACCCGAAGTAAAACAATGGCTACGGGTTGACTTTTCAGACAGGGACGAAATTGCACTGCCCAATATAGCGAAAGCCGAGAAGCGGTACATAATTCCCGTATTAGGAAAGGAGTTATACCAGCAACTGGCAGACCAGTACAACACGGACAGTTTAACTGAGGCTAACAAAACACTGTTAGATTACGTACAGGCGGCGCTTACACCTCTTGCCTATTTGCTTGAGCTTCCCCTGATCAATACCCGTATAACGGATAACGGGCTACGTAAGCAAGGCTCACCTGAAAGCCCTGTATTTAAATGGGATTATCAGGAAATAAAGCAGACGCTGGAAGATAGCGGAATGGAGGCGACAGATAACCTTCTGGAATTTCTTGAAGCGCACTCGGATGACTACCCGGAGTGGAAAACCAGCACTGCTCATGAAGCCTATACCAGGTATTTTATAAAAACGGGAAGAGAGTTCAGCAACTATTACCAGCTGTTGCATCCCCGTGCGATTTTCATGTACCTGTTGCCTGTTATTTCGACGGTGGAGGATCTATACATTAACGCTTCAATTGGAGAGGGATTTGCCGCCTATTTAAAGGGATTAACGGCGCCAACTGCATTGGAAGAAAAAGTTCTTAGGTTAGTAAAAACGGCTATCTGTCATTTCGCGGTATTTCAGGCGTGTTCCAGGATGGGTGTTAGTTTCACCAATCTGGGATTTACGGTGTTACTTTCTGACCCGGAAACATACAAGGGCAACCAACAAACTGCGGAAGTGAAACGCCTGGAAATGATGCGGTCCCATGTTGAGCAGATTGGTCAAAAATACCTTAGTGACCTGCAGGCACTTCTCAATAAAAATGCCACCCCGGTCGTGTTCCCATTGTATTACAATAGCAGCCATTACGTAAATCCTAATGAAATAGAAGTACCGGACAACGAAACCTATAACAGCTTTTTCTCATTTTAATATGATTACAGTTATCTACAAGGGCCACGAGTACCGGGTGGCTGAAAGTTGGGATGAACTTTCCGGTAAACAGTTTTTAGAAATCATAAGTATCCTGCTCTCCAGCCAGCAGGGCGAACTTGCGGAATTGAAAATCCTGCAGGTGCTACTGCAGGTATCAGCCCGCTTTATCTGTAAAATCCCTGCTGATCAGCTCACCGGTATCATGCACTTGGTACGTGGCTTTCAGGAAGATATGCAGCTCACCCGCCAACTCGTACCGTTTATTAAGGTGGGGAAGAAGTTATACGGACCCGCAGCAGCTTTTGAGAACATGACCGCTGCTGAGTTCCATTTTGCGGATATGCACTACCAGGAATGGAAGGCTACCGGGGCCGACGAGGCGCTGTCTATGTTTTTGGCTGTTCTATACAGACCAGTGAAACAAAAGTATGATGTTGAAAAAGACCCTGATGGCGACCGCCGGGAAAAATTTAATGCTAACACCACAGCATTTTATTCGCGCTATACCAGCAGGCTTTCCCGCGGCGTCATGCTGGCAATTATTTTTCAATACGAATCATGGCGCAGGCAGATGGAGGAAAACTATAAAGATGTTTTTAATCACCAGTCGGATCATGTTTCCAATATCCAAGCGGGCTGGTTTGGTGTTTTCCGTGGTGTTGCTGGCGATGGTAAATATGGTGAAATGGAAAAGGTGGAGCAAATCCCAATTCATACCCTGCTACTTGAATTACAATTTTTGATTGAAGAAGCCGCGGCACTGAAAGCACAGCAGGAGAATCTTTTCAACAAGTAAATACAATCTTATGGTGAAAGCGTGGAGAGAATATAACCAGCAGCTGGCAGAAAGCCATTACCTGGTATTGCATAACGGGTTAAGCCTACAACAGACAGGACTACGGCGAAAGTCTTTTTTCCGGGATAATAACCTTGAAGAAGCCGAGGGCGCACAGCAACACAATTTACATAGCCCATGTATAGCGTTGTCGGGGCTGCGGGGAAAGCTCATCGGGCAGGATCCAGCCTTTCGTAAAAGCATAAAAACGGCGGTTTATTTCCTTTCCAGCGTTCGGGAAACTTATGCCGATCTTGAAGAAGCTCTGGAGCTTACCGGTGGCGTGATGATGGATTTTTTATCCAGATATCAGGAGGACTTCTTAACAAGCGGGACATGTGGACCATTCAAAGACTTTGACATAGGGAAAGCAGTATGGGATCAGGTCGGCCCGCTGTTAAATAATTTTCACGGTTGGAAGGTGGAGCTGGAGTTTGTGGTAAGCGCTTCCGATTTAACGTTTAACCCTCAAAAATGGAGATAAGATGCTTTCAATAACAAGCAGGCCAGGCGAAATTTGTTTTTCGCGGGATCCGATCATATACACCTTTCATACTGATCTGCCATCAACGACTGAGGGCTTAATGATTGAGGTGGCGATTTATTTTTGTCCTGGTGCGGGTACTGATTTTACAAAAGTATACACACAGCCTATTTACCCCGACATTAACGGAGACATGGCACTATATGTAGGCGAAATAGTAAATAGTATGCTTACGTACTCGCTTCCGTCACTTGCTGTGGAGGCGATTACTGATATGAATAGCCAGGTCGGCAGATTTTATATTGATTACCGGGAAATTACCACTGCAACGCCTACCCCGGCGTGGCTAAGTGATAGTGCCAGTACATGCAATGTCATAAAGGGTGGAACGAGTTACGAACGTTGGCAAGGAGGTAATTTTTTTTCCGGTTATATGACTTCGGCAAAACCTTTCTTAACCTGGCAGACATCCGGAAGACTTTGCGGTTCAGTTGAGCGGATGTACCTGTATTACCTGCATATGACATCAGTCACCAGCGGTGTCACTGTAAAAGTACGCGTGGTTTATACCGATGGTACGGAAGCATCTTCACAGCCGTTAGTTTTCCCTGCAGGGAAAAAGTATCATGTTTATCAGATACCATCAGGACCGCAACAACTCGCGTTAGCAGCACCTGCAGGAAAAATGATCCACTATTATGAAGTGTCAGTCATGGCAGGCAGCACCGTACTTGCGGCGCCGTTTCGCTATGAAATCGACAACCGCCCAGCATATAGCCCGTTGCAGCTTAATTACATCAATAGCCTGGGAGGGATAGATAGTATCAGGTTACTAGGCGTAAGCGAGCCAGGCATTTCACGGGAGGCGGTGATAGCAGAAAGAGTAACAACAGGCGTTAATAATAGCGAGGTAAAAGCGCGATTGCTCAACAGTAGCATCAGCCTAACAGGTACGTGGACTGGCAATAGTGGGTTTGTAACTAAAAATGAACACGATGGCTATCTCGACATTTTTGCATCCCGCGGTATTTACCGGGAGTTATCAGGAAGGTGGTTACCGCTGGTCTTAACCTCCCAAAAAGTGCCTTTGCCAAAATCCACTGATGACTTATTCTCAATAACAGTAGAGTTTCAAGCAGGGTTTACTAATACCAGCTGGACGCCGGCGGGCCAAAATTTTTAATATGATAGGTATTTTTACTAATGGACGTTTTCTTGATATTCCACCGGGTGCAACAACCAGCATGGAAAGAAACACGCCATTGCTTTTAGGTGATCAGGTGCTGGGTGAACTCATGCTACCACTCACAATTCCGCCTACAGAAAATAACAGAATTGCCCTGGGCTTTATCACAGAGCCAGGAAAGGAAAAGGCGGCGACAGATGTAAAGCTGGACGCGATGTATTATGAGCATGGGACATTTATGTATCGTGGCACCTTAGTCGTTGAGAATACTCAGGCCAACCTTGTCAGCGCGGAGCGCGGGACCATCAGTATTTATTTTCTAATATCGATATCAGACTTTTACACAAGAGCTGCAAAGGTCAATTTATCAGACCTGGACCTCGGCGGCCTTAGACAGATAAGCGGATTTGTCGATCATGTTAAGGCTACTTGGAGCGGTACACAAGCCAATTTCGATTATGTATTTGCGCCGGTATCAAACGACAATTTTCTGCCGCCTAATCCTGATCAGGAGTTTCCTATATATGATCCGCTATATAACTGCATGAATCCTATACAGGTCATAGATGGTACCTTAACGTTAAGTTTCTTTTCCTGGTCGGAGCTGCGCATGGTTCCGTTTATGTATTTTAAGTATCTGTTGCTAAAATGCCTCAGCCATTTTGGCTTTACCGTATCAGGTGAGATATTGAATGATGCGGATTTTAACAAGATCATATTGCTTAACTATCAGTCCATTTATTGGGGCGTGTGGAACACTGATAACACACAGCCTGTAGTTTTTGAGCCTGTACAATTTGACCTAAAAAACCATGTGCCTAAAGGGTATTCGGTAACTCGCTTTTTAATACAGGCAGCCAATTTCTTTGGATGGGCATACCAGTTTGATGTTATCCGTAAACACTGCACACTTGTGCCATTGGCTAAGTTGTTGACGCAATCTGTAAGAAAGGACTTTACAAGCAAATGCAGTCCTGTATTAAAGAGCGAGTTTCAGAAGCAGCAAAAGGTATTTGGTTTAAAGCTAAATTTTGATGGCGCCGATACTACCATCAGCAAACCGGATATGTCGAAGGTCGAACGCAGGCCAGATGTGGCTACTGTAGCCGATCTGGAGCCTGCATCGCTTTTTAATAATGGTAAAGCAGCACTGGTTACCACTTTAAACTGGTGGTACATATGCCGATATAACGAGGATGATAAAGTTTACCGTTGGGAATTTTTAGGCGATAATATTTACGATTATGAACCAACCGGTATTACTGAAAGCATAGAAACCGCCATTACACCCGTGAGCCAACGATTAAAGGATTGGCGAAGGATGGAGGACGGCTCATACATAAAGGCACTACTTCCTACAGTTAACCAAACCGGTAATTGGTATGGTAAAACTGGTGAGTACGCTGGTTGGGAGATGCGAGTACTTTTTTATCATGGTATGCAACCAGATGTAGCAGGTTCAGATAAACTCTATCCGTTTGCAAGTAGTCACAACTATAACAGCAAAGGACAAAAAGTAGGGAACTATAGCCTGGCGCCGAACGCTTCAGATGGCGTTGTGAGTAGATTTTGGGATAGGTGGTTAAGAACTTTAGGCTCGTTTGAGGTGGTAACTTTCGTACTTAACCTGTCGCTCGTGGAATATATGAGCCTGAGCTGGACAGACATTATTCTTATTCGTAGTACGATTTATTTGCCTACGTTGTTAAATGCTGGTAGTCCCTTTCTTACGTTTAGGGGAGATGATGCTGGCGCCGTAACGGTTAAAGCTCTTAGGGTGACAACAGAGAAGCCTGCAGCTTTACTATGCACCGCGGCGGTTGAAAACGTTACTGTAAACTATACTGGTGGTGGTATTGCTAACGTGAATTTTGTGGAATCTACACCTGGGGCAAATAGCTGGCAGTATTCTATTGATGGAGCCGCACCAACAACTATTTATAGCCACCCCTTCATTATCGCGGCACCACCAGGTAACCATACCATTCTGATAACGCCGTTATGTGGTATTTATCCGAACGCTAATGGAGCTGCATCCGCAAGTTATGTAATACCGGTAAAAAAGGTAACCATAACACTAAGCGCAACGTTAACGGATGGCAACGCGCCGCATAACAAAATGGTTCTTACGGCGGTGGCTGACCAGGCGCCCGCAGATTTTTTGGAGGCATGGAGTTTTGAGTTCGGCCAGTGTACCGTTAATACCAGTATAGGATCAGAAACCTGCAGGGGCTTTGTACCCGTCCCGGGAAGTGCTGCTACAATATCCTTTGGGGTAGGTGTTACGAGTGTTACGCAACAATCTGTAGAGGATACGCCAGGATCTAGTTTCGGGTATATTACAATGATTAGAATATGGGGGGTATCATCACCTGTTGTCCAGCTGGAGTTTGTCAAGGCTCCGGGTCAAACCTGGGCATTATCGTATAATTAAAACATATTATGTTTTACGATTATTTAAGCCCTGCTAGTCAGGGCTTTTTCGTGTCCTGTCCTTTCCCACGGCTACACATTGCGGGAAATTCGTAGCATGAATGAAGTGATACGCATTTGGCTAAATGGATCTAAAAACTATCTGGCAGGGGTAGCCCTCTATGACAGGTACGGTGGCAGTGATGATTTGAAATCATTTTTTGCATCTGGATGCACTCCATACCGGGAAAGCAGACTACTAAAAGAGCTTACCGATCTGGTTACACCAACGGTGAAGGATGATCCGGTTGATACGGAAATGACCACGATAGAGGCGCCCGCCGCGGTAGAAATCACAGATACTACGCTATTGAAGCTACATGAGGAGAAAGTCCTTTTGCATAAGCAGAAGGACGCACTCCGATATAATCTTTCCCGGTATACAAGCGACCGAGAACGGGGGATTATTGCTCACCGGATTTTGCAGTATAGGCGTGAAATATCAGCTGTTTGGGAACGGGAACAGTATTATAAGCAATACGGTCATTTGCCAGATGATGGCAGCAAGCAAATAAATAGTGAGCATGATCTGAAATACCACCGGTCCAGAACCAATGGTAATGCACGGCGTTACAGAAGCCTGCTTAATAAAGACCCAAATAACATTAAGTACCAGCAGCTACTTGCTAAATGGGAGGGGGAGTGGACGCAAACTAAGCAATCAATTAAGGAACAGAAAAAGACAAAAAATGAGTAAGCGACATGGCGATCAGACGCTGGAAAAGATAAAGTCATACCTGACTTCCCCGGAGGGTACCGTATACCTCAACGATAAAGAGGAGGATTTGCTGAACAAGGTGATCATGGCTCATCACCTTTTCCAATCTCGTAAATATGGGACATTCCAAATGATACGCCTGCTGGCAAAATGTTATAGTATTTCCGAGGCCAGTGCCCAGGTGATCATGCACGACGCGCAGATCATTTTCGGAGCCATTAAGGTTTATGATCGTACCTACATGGCTTCCTTGCATCTTGATGAGATTATCGCAGATATGGTAAAGGCGAGGGAATCGGGAAATGACAGCATGTTAATGGAGCTTCATAAGTTAAAGAACAAGGCTATTGATCTGCTACCTATCGAAAATTCAACAAAAGACACCCCGCCTGCTATTATTAACTATAACATCTTTGCCAGCACTATCAACAGGCCAGCTGTTGACCTTAAAGCGGCACTGATAAAGGGTAGACAATTGCTGGAAGAAATGCAGAATCCAGACTATAAAATCCCTGAATTACATGATAGAGAAGAACTTTAGCCTGAACACCCCGCAGGCTATTGTCGCGGCGGTTAATGCGAATAAAACCCATCTTGTTTGGGGACGAGGCACAGGCAAAACAACGGGCGTGATCGGGCCGAAATCGTTGGACCTGGTACATAAGATGCCACGGGCGAAAGGCGGATTTATAGGTAAGGATTATGAGCAGATATTTGATAGAACCTTACCCGGCGTGGTTAGCGTATGGGAGCAACTTGGATATTATCAGGAAGTTCACTGGCGGATGGGTAAACCCTTATCCGGATGGGATACGCCAATAATCCCGCCAATGAAATGGGATAATATTATAAGCTGGTATAATGGTACCGCGATCCATCTGCTATCGCTTGCAGTAAAGGCCGCTGGTAACGGGTTATCGCTGCAATGGTTGATGGGGGATGAATCCAAATTTTGGAAAAAGGAGCAGCTAAACGAAATACTGAAAACCTTACGGGGATTGGCGAATGAATTTGGCCATCTGCCGGAGTATTGCGGTTATCTGTTCGCCACTGATAAATGGATGGAAGATGTTGCAGACGTCCAGTGGATCCTGGATGAAAAGCAAAAGATGAACCCGGAAGCGGTTAGCCTGGTGCTTGACCTACAGCTGGAAATAAACAGGATCCGCTCGACCTATGCTGAATTATGCGAGGCAGAGCAGGCGAAGGCCAATAAGGATATAAGGGATATCGAAAAAGTAATCAACCCAATTAGGAGAAAACTGTTCTTCTATTCCGAGGCCAGTGCAGAGGAGAACGTGGGTATTTTAGGCCCGGATTATATCTCTTCTCAGAAAGCAGAACTGGAGCAGGAAGAGTTTGATGTAGCAATCCGAAACCATGATCCAAAGAAAACAAAGAACTGTTTCTATCCTACACTAAGCGATAGCCATAAGTATGAATCTACCAATGATCTTGATGTATTTAAACCGCTTATTATCGCAGTGGATTATCAGGCCAGTATTTCCCCGATTCTAACAGCGCAAATATCTCAGTTGCCTACAGAGCAGTATGCAACCCTTAATATGGCCAGAAGCACGTTTGTGCTACAACCTTTAAGTCTCATCGATGCGTGTAAACTATGGGCAAAGCAGCACAGCCACATGGTAAATAAGGTCGTCTACTTTCTTTATGATCATACGGCGATAGGGCGCAATGCGCTACAGAAGCCCTGGTATACCGTTGTAACTGTAACATTGGAAAGCGAGGGATGGATAGTGTTTCCTATCTACATGGGAAAGGCACCTGATCACGATATCAAGTATGAGAAGATTAAAGCCATGTATGAGGTGCAGCCGTCCGCTGATCACCTGGCAATACGCCATAACGCCCTGTTAGGGAACGAATGTATTGTGAGTATGGAACGGGCCAAGACCAAAACAGAAAATGGGAGAACGAAAAAGGATAAGAAGCATGAGGACGTTAGCAAGTATCCCAAGTACCCACAACAGTATGCTACACATTTCAGTGACTGTGATGATATGATCTTATGGGGTGTCCTGGAGTTAAACCTGGTCCCCCTCTCTACCGGTACAGGTGAGTTTGCATCCGGCTACCTATAACCCCACCACTCACTACCATCTACCTACTTACCACGCTTATATGCCGAGGGTTGCGTCATCCGCCCCCCTCGGCATCGTGCGCACCCGCGATATCGTCGTCAGCCCCCGAGGGCACCCTGTCATTAGAGCTTGAAAAATGCCAATAACGTAGCATATCTCGGTTAGGGAAGCCGCGGTACCGGGTCGATATTACCTTGTATCTAGAGCCAAATTAAGATATTATAAGTTGACTTTTAATTCATTATATATAAACTTCTTCCTTTGTAAATATACTGTCGTCTCAGAGAAATTGAGTACAATATCAAGTGGAGGGGAAAATATCAGTGCGGCGGTATTCAATACGGTTTTGATTATTTTGAAGTCCGCTGAGGTAACCTTCAGTAAAATCTTCAGCTTTCAGCCAATGAATATCAAAATTGGATTCATCCCCCACGAATCTCATGAACGTGATTTCTTTTCTAACTGGATTGTAAAAATAATTAGTAATTGTAAAGATTCTCTTCTTAGAACCATCATTTGATACCTGAAAAATTGCATCATCTTTAATATAGATTCTAATTTCATTGGATATTTCCTGGAAGTATATTTTATAATTCCAATATCCCTCCAATATCGATAAACTATGTTTGGCTGTCTCCTCAATGTTTGATTGTTTTAAACTTTCAATTTGCGTTTTGTTCAATGTATCATTGTGCGTTAAAGTTGTTACTTGGCTTTGAAGTTGTTGATTTAAGGTGAATATTTCGCTTTCGGAATTAATTAAATCGCTATATCTATCATTTAATTCTTTGGTTTGTGCCTGTAGTTTTATGAACTTCTCTGTTGCAATCCTTCCTGTGCCAGATATTCCAAGATTCTTAGTTGTTGATAAGGTGCGTATATACGTGATATATGCTGAAATATATATCCGAATGTAAGTAAAACCGAAAGTATAGAATAACGCCATGAATAGGGGTAAATATACACCACTGACTGTGGTTACTTTCTGCTGGATTAATTTGATGTAAGAGATGTAACCATCTGCTTTTAGCTCATCGAAGTTGTAAAATAAGAGAGCGATTGGAATTTCCCAATTTACTACCATCCATGATATTAGAAATGAGGCAATTAGAGGGTTTGATGCTCGATCTTTAATTTCTTTAAAGAAGTCTGAGAGTTTATCCATTGGTATAAGTTTTCACGAAAAGTATGAATTTTTACTAATTGTAGGCGTATTCGTAGGTGAAGTTTAATGGCAATAGTACTATCCAATTGTTGTATGTGTACTATTAGAAATTAACGACCTGAATTTTCAATAAAGGTATAGGGATAACATATGCAGCCTCTTTTCAGGGGCTGCCATTAATGGGAGCTATAATCAGCTAACTGAGATAGAATTTGTGATGTTTCAGCGGTGAACGCTTCGTTCTTATGTGTTAGAAAAACCAATTTCCATTCGATCTGCCAAACTAGCCCTGGTGAAATCATTGAGCAGTCGTCATATATTTGATAATCAATCAAGTGTATCAAAATCATACTATACAGTCAAATTGTACTTTGTTAAGGTTGAGCAGTGTCTTGCTTATTGGGGAGGAAGTTCTGCGCAACATAACCGTTGCCTGATTTATAAAAATAGTACGTTCTTTATTTGAATTGTGTATTACTAATTGAATAAAATGAGTTATAAAATAATGCCGCTTTTATCCAGGAGTGGCCATTTTTTCAATCATCCGGATGAGGATTTGGATATCATCGATGGTTAATTCATTTGGACGTTGCGGAAGGTAGACCCATTCTCCAGCCCTTTTGCCAAATTGCCCAAACCAAAACCTATTAATGTATAGATGCACTATACCAACACTACCACTCACCTCGCTCAGCTCCACTTCAAAGCGCCGATCACCAACAACTGCATCGAAACAAACTTTTTTCATAGTGGTAAAATTAAGAGCAACTTTACTATTTTAGTGTATAACCTTAGCATATGAAATATTTACTATCTACGTTGTTAACTATTGCGCCATTGTTATTAAAAGCCCAGGAAGTTCCCTTTCCAATCAATGAAAATGGCTCCATTGAGTACACAGAAGTTGTTCAGGTAGACTCTGTATCAGAACAACAGCTGTACAGCCGTGCCCGATTATTCGTTGCTAACGCGTTTAAGTCCGCGACAGATGTTACGCAGTTAGAGGATGCTGCGACATTCACCCTGGTAACCAAAGGGAATCTACCACGTTTTTACTCCAATCCCTTCAACAAAACACAAGGGGGCTATGTTTCTTTCAAATTTACAGTCCAGTGTCGCCCTGGGAGATATAAGTATTCTGTAACGGACTTGATTCACAAGCAATCAGCAGTCAGTACTATTCATGACTCCGGGGGGGTACTAACAAATGAAGTACCTGATTGTGGGCGACTCAATTTGCCGCTGAAATCATGGAAGCGCATAAAGGTGCAGACGGATCATGATATTCACCTGTTTATTGATGAGCTAAAGCAAACAATGGCGGGAAAAGCGGACTTCTCCGGAAACGATAATTGGTAGGAACAGGAAAGCCCAGGCGATCTACCTGGGCTTTTCTATGCAAACTTATTCCTTACTTTTTTTATCCGATCCAGCTTTCGTATAACATTTTTCGTATCATATACCTGCTGTAGCATATCTGGAGAGGTATGAGCGTTCATTTCGGCAACCTCTTTTTCGGCTTCTTCAATACTGCTATTTTCTGTTAAGGCGTCCATTACTTCCGTAGTGTTAAGATGTTTTATTTTATAAAACCCTTTGTTTATCCCTAAACCTGGCTCTTTCTTATTCTGCACCCAGTAACGCCAACGCTTAGTTATTTGGTCTGGACGTATGCAATCCCAATTTGGTTTAAGTCCCTCACTAAACAAATAAAGATCCTGCTCCACGGTTGGATATTCACTGTGTACAATTTTGCATTCTGCGATAATTTCCTCCCAGAATGGTAACGCAATATCCTTAATTGGTCGCCATACCCAAGTCCAAACCTTGCGCTTTCTTATTAATGCTTTATAGCGTTGATTTTCAATGTCAACGTGTGATTCTTTTAAACTTAACAACTCTGTAGTTCGTCCACCTGAATGAAAGAAAACCTGTAGGTACCTCCAGAAAGTATAATTTTTTGAACGGAGATGCCGATCGATCCTTTTACGCTCATTTGGTGTAAGAAGCTCTATATCATTCTTTACTACTGCCTCCTTTTCTATGTCTGCTATGGGATTATGGGTAACAGCCTCTAACCGTAGTAGGACTTTAAACAAAGCCAAAAGATAGGAACGGTATGAGTTCTGGCGGTTAGAGGTAAATTTGCTGTTTGTTAAGGCACATTGTTCAAATATTCGCACAATATGTTTTCTACTTATTGCACAGATAAATAGTCTATCATAACCAAGCGCTTTTGCTGCAACTTCAATTCCATCTATCACATAACCTACATCATTTAAAGTATGTTTGACGTATTTCAATCGAGCTTTAGCAGCCTTCAAGGCCGTGATAAAATCGGTTTCAGGGAGTATTTCATTAATGGGAGTAACATTTGTTTTAGGGAGGTTTATTCGTTTGGTGATTGGGTTATAATTGTGATGATCAATCAGCAGATGTTGTTCCTCCAGAATTTTCCTAACGGCCTCCTGCCGTTTTTCTAGTGTCTTGTGGTGATTCATACCACGAACCGGTACCAGTTTTCCGTTTGGAAATAAGTCTTTGTACAACGGATCAGTGAAGCGATACCAGATGTACCATTGTTTTTTAAGGGATGCTTTTTTAGTGTGCCAATTCGTTGGATAAACTGAGAATTGAGTCCTAAAGCAGCCATTTAGGAGCTGTTCCTTTGCTTTGTGTTTGGGAGGTAGCAT